CATTAATTCCATTATTAAAATAAGGCTCGAAATAGGGTTTTGTAGCCCCAGGAATTTGACCATAGTATGGTTGTGCAACATCCGCTGGATTCTTGCCCCCGCTAAACATATCCCAAAAGCTCATGATTCATCCTTAAATCATTTGTATTATTAAGTAATTTTTCCTTAGAGTACCTTTTCATTCCAATGATTGTCGCACCCCTATTACTATATCACATCGCTATTATTACGTTATGGTGAATGTCCACCATCGAGCTGCCGTCACATTAGGTGGTGTTGCTGCATCGAAATTAATAATAAATATTTGTGGTACTGTTAAAGTTGTATTGTATATCATTTGACCGCTAATGTCTGGTATTCCGGGCGGTAACGGAATAGGTGATGGTGTATAGTAAGGCACATAAAGTGCAGCAATGTCGGCTGCTTGCGAATCAGTCAATGGCGGTATCATAATGCCTTCACTTTTATAATTTACCTGTAACGCCTGAAATAAAGAAGCAAAGCCAAGACTCCAAAATGGACTAAAATTACCTTCTTTATCAACTACCGGAAATTCTCTAGGCAAATCTGGAAATATTCCACTAAATATACTGTTAGTTGTTGGCATCTTTTGTATATCCTTAGTGTTAACTGGGGTTAAGTTCTATATAACATTCTTCTTAAAAGTTCTTAACATTTAATTCTATGTCTAATACAGTACTTTCCCACATCTTTAAAATATAATAACTATATGATTTTTATATATTTTTAATTACTATACATAAAAACAGGCTGCATAATAACAATAATAAATAATATATATTTATATTATTATTATTATATGCGAACGTTTGCAATTCCATCCGTTACAACAAATCGCCCCATACCCCAGAACTTAAACTGAGGAACAAAATCATTTGCAATACCGCACTGCCACCACATCAATCGATTCTTTCTATGACCAATTGCTGGCAGATAATAAGCCCACTGATTACCAAATGAAGCCCCGCCATCGGTAGATATAGATAAATCTACATGAGGCAAGGATAGATCACCAAAACCCGTATTTGCATCTTGTTGTGCGATTAACCAAGCTTCTGTACCTGCAGCATTGTTTTGGGAAACTATCAGATCAAAATCTTGAGTTTCTAAGTAATTGAAGTTTTGATAAATCAAGCCAATAAAATCACCTTGAGTTTCTAAGATCAAACCATCTTGAGTTATAAAAATAATCTCACCTAATGATTGTTGCTGGTAATCTGTTTCACCGGATTCAATCGTAAAACCTACATCATTGATGACGTGATATTCCTGATCTGGACTGCGTATATTTGCACAGGTTCTTATTCTAGGTATTTCATGATTCTCTAGTTCACCAACTCTATTTACATCTTGGTACGTATAAAATTGAGTATCGAATGCATATAAGTTGCCATTGTTTCGTGAAACAAAATAATATTGGTTATTAATGTAGGCCACTTCGGACGCAATGAAGTAATTAAGATCCTGGTCAGATGCATGATAGAATTTTTTAGTGATGAAATCATAAAAAAGGGAAAGATTATCGCTATAGAAATTAATATGGTAAAAGAGATGGCCATCTTGACGATAGAGGAAGGCTTGAGAATCTTCAGGATTCTGTAGTGTAGAAAAAAGATAATCAATCCCGTCCGTAGTAATCTTCTGAGGCATTCCACCATTTGAATAAACGATAATTGGACCAGACTTCTCATTCTGAGCGAGCCATACGACCATTTCATCCATATACGCAACTGTTGCAGGTGATAGACATCCATAATCAATGTTAAATTGAGTAGTACGTTGGTAAGGAAATAATTGCGCGCCAACATTAAACCATGCCTCCGTAACGATACTACCCATAACAAATATCATATTACCTTTAGATGGGAAACGCACTACAGCTTTGGTATTATCTGGTTTCGTTGATAAGAGTCCAATCTTAGATGATGTAGATGGCCAACTGGTACCTTCATTACTGTCAGACAAACGCCAAGTATTATTTACGGGTGCCCCCTTATAAGTATCTTGACTGGCTGCTAGTATGAAGTATGTATCATGGAATGTAAGATATCCAGGCGTGAAATTAAGTGGTACGGCTTGAAATACCGGGGTTAATGATGGGTCATAAATATAAAATGCTGTTCCGTCTGATATACCAATTTGAGGTTTATTATTTTCAGCGATGTAAACTACGCCTGTTTGCGTTTGCAATGTTCCAATCAGTATCACCTGTTCAGAGATAACACGTTGTTGTTGCTGTGAAAAATTGATAGTAACCAGATAAACATTAGAGCCTATTACTACGACCATTTTCCCAAATTTGGTGCTTGTGAAAACCGCTCTTCCTTCTGTTCCATTATTAAATTCATTTGATCGAACGCCAACTTTGTATCCTGCGTAAGGCACCATGAAGTCATCGCTAATAAACATGTTGTAGGTCTTCTCTACGCTTATCTTAGGATATCTTCCGAAGATGCTAGAGCCTACTATGTTTATTGGAATTTGTTTGAAATTCTGGCCTCTTGTTATCACGTTTAAACCATCCTTGGTTTATTTAATTCATTCTATTTCTATCAATAATCCATGATTATTTGCATTATTATTTATTTTTCCCACTACTTTATACCTGCACCCCATTACACAAAAAATTTTATTTACAGCAGCCATATTGGATTTAAAGATTATAAATTTTTTTTCATAACTTGTTATTGAAATCAATCTTGCCTTAATAAGACTTTCAATACAAATTTTTTGCTTTATTTTTTTCCATTTATTTTTTAGATTCACAATCAAACAACCTGAGTTGAATCATCCTTGATATTTATGTGGTTAAATAATCCATTTAAATCCATGAGCCATTAAACTCAACAATCCTACAAATCCTGTGCCCATCAATCCGAGCATCCACCGTTGATTAGACATAATTTGCTTCAATGTTTCATTGAAACTGTCATTCTTTTGCTTTAATAGTTCAATATTTAACTGCTCTCTTGTGAAATATTCTGTTTCTTTACTCATGAATAACTCCAGTTGAATCATCCTTGATTTAATTAACTCTTATGTTAAATGTACTGCATGCAAGGCAATTGGCGCTAAAATAACTGTAAAAATTGCACCGCAAACAGTCATGATTATATTGAGTTTTCGATTCAATTGCTTATAACATAACTCTTGCATTCTTATTCGAACTTCATGATCTATGAACACTTCTCTTTCTTCTATCATTGGATAACTCCGGTTGAATCATCCTTGATGTGTTTGTGTTGCTTTAGGTATTGTATCGCTGATTCTAGTAGATTGATATTGTCTTTAAACTTTCCTAAACCAGTATTGCACCCATGACATAATAAACCTCTTATTTTTCCACTATCATGACAGTGGTCAATAGCTAATCTGCATATTCCGCCGTTCCTGCTTTTTCGTGTTTCCTCATTGCCACATATAGCACATAAGTTCTGATGCTTTCCTAACAATGACTCATAAACGTCTAAGGTTATGCCCAATTGCCTCAAAGACTCATGCACGCTATTTTTTTTCCAATGTTTCTTTTTTGATTTTTGAACCCATTCTTTATATTTTTCGGGATGTTCTTTTTTATCTTCTCTAGCCCAAATATTTGCTTTTGGTTCAATGTCAATTATGCCTTCTCTATATAGTTTCCGTGCTTCATTTCGCGCCGTACATGCCGATGCATTATGCTTTTCTCTATTCTCTTCTTTCCATTTTCTATCTTTATTAAGTTTGCATAATCTACATCTTAATGTATAGCCCCGCTTAGCTGATTTGTTTGGTTCTATAATAATATTTTCTTGTTCCAATTCACCATGAATCTTGCAAGTTTTTTCGTGTTGCATTTTGTTACCTCTGTAAATAAAACAGAGGCAATAATATGCAATTTACATAAATTTGTCAAGGACTCCTTCCCTCAATATTTGAATAAATTATAATCTAATTCAATCTATATTGTATTAAAAATATACTAATTGCGCCATCCGTGACCAATATTGACGTCGCCCCAGTTGTAGCCAGGGTTGGAGTCCGCATAGAGAATCGACAGCTTTTTCCCAGTAACATCAGGTGGATCTTCATACATCAATTTACGCTTATAACTGTCCAAAATCTTCTGTGATTGAGGATTGAATACGATCCCGTATTCCGAGCACATAAAAGCTGCGAGACTGTAGCGCAGATACTCCAAATAAGCCGTGTCATAGCCCTGAATCCCATTATTAATAAAAGTATACGGCGTGTAGTATTGGACGTTGTACGTATTAACAAAGCTTGCAGTCACATCTTGCATGTCGGTTTGAAGGTCTACATCAACTAAAAAGATTTTAGCCTTCATCTTCATGGGGTATGGTTTATCTGGAATGAAGTAGGTTGCAAAGGTTCCACCACCAACACCCCGTTCGTAGTTCCATGAAAAAGGGAGCGTATAGATGTTATCAACGCGTGAGGAGCCGAAGTAATTGCTACGACTTGTAGAGACCATAGGATAGCGTACTACGCCAATGTTAAAGGTTGAGGTCTCAATTGCTGCAACATAGGGTAGAAAATAATATTCTTGAGTAGGCACTGCATTAAACGTAATGTATTGCCAATAAGGAATTAAATCGGTTTCAATTTGTTTGAAGTTCAACAAGTCGTTCAGCATGTGCAGACCGTCGTAAATCTGGTCGCCTGTAGGAACTTGTAGATTTCGCGCTACGATTCCAGAAAGAAACCAAGAGCGAGTTATTAAATCTTGCGCTGTATAGGCCATGATAAACCGTCCTTGGTTTATGTAGACCATCCCGAGACCATGCTCGAAATGGTCTTATTTTACTTATACGAGTGCTGGATATGCAGTGTTAGAAACGCCAATCCATGACGCTACAGACACGCTTACCGCGTCACCGCTTGCAGTTACTTTGTAATCTATTTCTGGTTTAGAAGAGCCTACGCCTGCGATAACTTGGATGTACTGAGTTTGTGCAACACCTGCTGCAACTCCTGTAATCGTTACAAGACCGGCCGTTGCAGTAGATCCTGTAGGTCTGAATTGGACTATGTCGCCAGCAGCAACTGGAGTAAAAGTTACGAACAATTCAACAATCACATTAGGAAGAGTAGTCGTAGGAATTGCAGAACTTGCAGTTAAATCTATTGCGGTGAATGTAGTAGCATTTCCACCAGCTAAGACGCTAATCGCAGGGCTATTGATATACTGCAAGGCGAACTTCATATTTTGTGGTTTTTGAGTTGCGTACACAAAATTTGATGAGCCATCAGTAGCAGCAAAGCCTAACAAACGATACGAATCATATCCAAAGGGAAGAGTAGGAAATGCATTAGATGTTAATGAGATTACCGCCCCAACTTGGTTATATCCTCTTGAGTCGCCAATTAGGTAGATTGCATATTGTGAACTTGCAGCAATCGCCCCTGTATCGACACCATTAACGCCTGTAATCCTGGAATTGATTAATAGGGGTTGTTGGTAGTTTTGATATAGGACAGTAGGGTAAATGTTGCCACTCGCGTCTGGGAAGCTTATAGGCATATCAATGACATCGTTCGCGTCACGGGCTTGGCCTGGAGCGATTGCAATGACAGTGGTGGAAGCAAACGAAATATTCATGCCGTCAATGTATAGATGTGGCAATGCATAAATAGGATCGTTCTGTATTGTTGGTGTAGAAAATGTAGCCATGATTTTTCCTCAATTTGTTAAGTTAATCACCGCAATTACGACATAGTTCTTCGCAATTGCGGTGACTTCCAATTAGCCTTGTGATAACGGTATGACATAACGCATTGAGTACTCAGGTACGATAACAGAGCCATGAGTTTCGTCATAAATCATTCCAGTTTGGTTTTGACCGAACAATGAACCGTAAGTCAGACGTAATGAGCACCCTGTGTCGTCATCATATTCATTTGCGGTGTCGTACGGACTTTGCTCTGGTAATTGAGGCATAGCTAAATAGAACGCATCACCACCTAAAATTCCACCGCAACGATGCGAAGGAAGTCCAAGAATCTGCATCCCAGCAACGATTGGGTTGTTCAGGTTTTGGTTTTGACCACCAGCCCAGTTGAGCGCTGGAGTAATATTGATTGTCACTACGCCTGAAGCGTTGGAAACTGCATTTGCTGTAGCTCTGAACTGTACTGCGTTTGCAGATGGGAAATGACCAATGAACGTTAAATAACGCATATTTGGCTGTCCGCTTACGCCGTCTTGGAATGAGAACAAATCCCCAGAAAAAACTGCGCTTGCATCACTTGCAGAAGCCCCAGACACAGTGATTTGAGTGACGTTTTGGCCTGTAGGATCGTTTACAGAAACTACGGTCAATGTTTGTTGCAGAACGCCTGTATTACCTGAAACATGGATAGGCATTAAGTTAGACTGATAATAATTTACACGAGGTGTACCAAAATCACCCACTTCCCAACTCATTGCTATCTCATCGTTACGATGTGGAACGAACTGATTTAGACCATTTCCGACGATGCTAGGAACTACGGTATCAGGCAAGTAAACTTTGATTCCTTCAGCAACAGAACCGTAGTTCTTGAAGAACATGATTGCTTGCGCTAATTGTTGGTAGGAAGTAAGCGCTTGGGTTCCGTTCCCGTAGAAGCGATATGGACCTGAGTAAGTATTGAGCGTATTGGTTAATTGTGAGTTAACTGCTGATGCCCAGTTTAATGCAACGTTACCTTCTACTTGTGTAGCAAGTTCAGCAATAGCTGACTTTCCGAAGACTCTCATATAGTCTTCTTCGCCTTTCTCTAAGTTAAAGATACGTTGTTGGTTCGTCACAGCAAATGAGGTGTTATTCGCTTGGTCACAGGCAAGAGTTTGAACTCTTTGTACTGCGGGCTCAAATGATGCCACTAAGCTTGCAGTAGTGGTGAAGCGTGGTGGTAAATCGAAGGTAACGTTAGAACCTAAATTCGCTTGAATTTTGTCGAAATCTTTGAATTTTGTATTAGCCGTTGCGATGTGACAGCAAAGGTTTTGTAACAGTGCAAGACCTGAGCGTTGATAGGTTTGCACCTGTTGTAAAATATTCGTTGGAAAAACTGCCATTTGTATAACTCCTAACTAGAATTAAGCTAGGACTCAGGCGGGTTTACGCTCTATATTTGTTCTTCAAATCCTTCATAGACAGCGCACCGCCAGAATCCGTTCCGGTGTTAGAAGGTCGCTGTTGTGACAATGGTGAATTGGATGACTTTATTCTTGAAGTATCATCGTTTGCCTTGATGGAAGAAGACAAGCGCTGAATCTCGTATATAGCGTCTTGAGGATTATGTTGGCACACGGACTCAATTTGATGTAATTTAGTCCTGTTGCGCGCTAAGTCATAAAAGACATCAGCAGCGTTATCAACGTGCTCAGCTAAAAGTTGAACAACATTGGGATAATATCGCATATCCACGTTATTCGTGACGGCCTCGAAATCTTGATATTTGTCTTTACCCGCAGATATTTTCTCTTGGTAAGAGCTCACAATTCGTTTCGCTGCATCGGCTTGTTGACGTTCAAGGTTTTGCCTTTCCCAGTCTTCGCGCTGGCGATTCAGTTCTTCGCCTGTTAGGCGCTTTACGTCGTCTTCAGATAACGATTTTTGCGAATTAGTTTGTTCGTAAGTCGTAGAATTTTGTCTTTTATATTCTTCGACTGCTCGCTGAGCTGCCTTTTCAGCGGCTTCACGACGTGCATTACCAACTAACTCATTTACCTTTGATTGCGGTAGCATTCGTTCCGCTTCCTGCGTCACAGCTGCTACTGCTGCCTCTACGGGTGCCTGATTCATATCAGACGCTGTGTTATCCATAACACTATTATCCATCATCGTTCCTTCTAGCTATTTCCCCGCCACGGTAACGCCTCTGCCTATCGAACAGGTCTCGAACTATTACGCCGTCACGCTAAAAATCTACCCCACATAACGCGTGAGTTTCGTTGTGGGTCGCAATCCTTTGCTGCCAATCCTTGGCTCCCACACTGACAATGTAGACAAAGAATTGATGTCACTCAACGAAGGGTATAGAGCGGTATGAATCAGTATGTCTTTTGCACAACAAATATTAATGTCGCGTTTGTTTATTTGAACTAAAATGGTTATTGATTACGGAATAACAGATGATTGAAAGGAAAATTAAAATGAATAATTCTTATGAGTTTGATCCATGTACTTTGGATGATTCGGAAGAGGATGATATTACTTTAGATAATTGGAAGCCTACACCGAAAGAAAATAAGATTATTCAATCTAAATGGAGAAAGGCCAAGATAGGTGAGAACAATAATCAAGAGCCTGGGCTTGATGAATTAAATAAAATAGAAATGTATTTAAAGCGTAAATCACCTGATTCAGAGATTATGAAGGTATTTGGTATTACAGCAGAAACTCTTGTAGCCATTAAGCGTGGACGATATTGCCCGGTTGATGGAATAGGTCTTGATAACCTGAGTAAGATTCAAAATGAATTCAAACGCCTTGATAATGCTTTAATCAAGACCCGAAGAGGCATAGAGTATCTTGCCAAGACTTTGTTTATAAATACAGAAGACTTAAAAGAATTTAAAGATTATTGCGAGAACAAAAAGAAAAAAGCTCAAGGACGAAAAAGAAAAGAAGTCATAACTTGTGACGAAGAGGAATAGGGCATGCTTACAATTAATGGTGAAAAATACTTGGTTGAAAAAGAGGCATCATCCAAATACGGACTTTCGATACATTGGTTTAGACGGACACGTTATGAAGGCAAAAGTCCTCCATATCATAAATTGAATGGAAAAGTATATTACCGAGAACATGATGTTGATGAATGGTT